TTAGTCTTTGAACTACGCGTTGCAGAGGCAACGGTTTGTGTAGGTTTACTAACTGGTTTGTCCATAGGTTTATCAAACTTATGAGGAAATTCCAAACGAATTCTTTTGTCTATTTCATCATAATATTCTTTAGATCTAGGGTCAATTCCTTCTTCTTCGGTAAGTTTTCTGTGTAAATCAAACGCTGTATACGTCATTGCACTATCTTTACCGAACCACTCGTTATTTTCAGCCCAAGCCTCGGCCATAGGATCTGGTGGAGTTTGAGCTTGTCTTTGCGGTTGTTGATATAGGTTTGGTTGTTCAACAGATTTTTCTTTAGCTGCTGTTTCCTGCATTTGATGCTGGGTTTTAAGTTCAGCTAATTTACCCTGTTCATAACCAAGTTGAGAAATAGCAGCTAAAGCTTCTGTTTCAGCTTTAGGATCTTCTGCTTGTCTCGCAGCTCTTAATTTTTCTTGAGCCGCTGCAATAGAAGAAGTAATTCTACCTTCCATTTCTGCAACATAATTTTTATCTAAAGAGTCTGCTGTAGTTTTAAATTTGTCTCTCTCCTTTTTAACACTATCCGCATAACGTAAAGCTTCTTCTTTTTGCCTTTCAGCTTCACGCATTCTTTTCGTTAATTTAGCTATTCGCTTTTTAACGCCTTCAGAATACTCTTCAATTTGCTTACTGTTGTCTTCTTGCTTATCACCTTGTTCACCAGCAGACTGCTCCACAGGTTTCTCAGATGTATCGCCGGCGCTACCACCGTCTTCAAGCTTTGTTTCACGTTCGTTTTCATACGTTTTGTCCTCCGTTGGTTGTTCTACAACCTCTTCTTTTTTTTCTTCTGGCAATTCAACATCTACATCTGGACCGGATGTGTCGATGTCAATTGTTTTCTTTTCTTCTATTTCTTGCATAGTATCTCCTATGATTGTTAAAATTCGTGGAATATATCTTCAGGGTTTTCCACGGTCGCTAAAACTTCATCATCATTTAGAAGTCTTATCTCACCCCCATCGATTTTAATTCGTGATCCGGCATATCTTGCGAATATAATCCAATCACCTTTTTTACACCAAGGTCCTTCTGGGTATCTTTCTTTATCATAGCAATGCGGACCCATTCTTAAAACTAAACCACAAGTCGATGCTACTTGTGATCGTTCTACTGTTTCATCTGCTAACAATATACCACCTCTAGTTTTTTCTTTTTGTTTAAAAGGTAAAACTAAAATTCTCCAACCTGTAGGTTCAGGGAGTTTTGATGATTCGTCTATCTCTTTTTTCTTTTCTGTTGGTTTAACACCAACAAGAGTTTTATTTGGTGTTATTATCTTTTGATTTGATGCTGATAACTGTTCCTTCACTGTCATTTTGCTCCTTTGTTTTTAGCAGGGTGGATATTTCCTGTAATAGATACTGATAAGTTCGTATCTGACCTAACATATATTGGTATTTTTCCATATTGTCAACACCTCCAGAGGTCATTGCTACTACGACATCATCATGTCTCATCTTAATTATTTTTCTTATTTTATCTATAAAGTCCATTATAATGCACTTCCTTTTTCAGGTTCAAACTCATCTAAAACATCTAACTTCTCTTTTGCGTTAGCTATCTTTTCGATTTGTTTATTTACTTCTTCGATATGTTGTGGGTGTTCTCCGATACCAACTGAGTTATCCAAAAATATATTTGCAGTAGCATCTGCTTCTGCAATCTCAGCTTCGTATCTAGCTCTTAGTGCGTCTAGTATTGCTCTTCGCATTTTTTCTCCTTTCAAAAAGACGATCAATAAACTGAGAGAAAATGTCTAACCAACCAAAAAATGTATAGAATATTTTGTCTAGCACTTCCACCTTCTTCTAGCCTGACGTAGTCTAGAATTAGGATCTTTTGCTGCTTTCGGAAATTGTTTCATTTGGCCGGCGCTTCTAGCGCAATACGACTTACGTCGTTTAGCAGCTTTTGATCCCGGCTTGACCTTGCCAGTGACCGCTGTTTTTAATTTTGAACCGGGATTTAATCTTCTATAGGCTTTGACACCGGCTCTTGTCATACCTGCTCCAGACTTTGTAGGTCTAAAGTTCTTTTTGTTTCGTGCTGGCATAGTACCTTTACTCATTATACTATACCTCCGAACGCCATTCGTTTTCTTTTTGCAAATGTTGCAACATTAGTTGGTTTGCCTCCAGGATTACCTGCAGCTCTTTTTCGTCTGACAGCACTCGCCTTTTGCGACTTTGTCATTCGTGTGGCTTTTGCAAGTGGGACGCATTTTGGATACTTCCTTTTGCTCCCCTTCGATCTTCCGCATGGTTGATACTTCCCGTCCTTCTTCGGCGCTCCGATATCTACCCATCGTTCCTTTACCCATTCACGTAAACCTTTTTTGGCCATTACACTATTACAGATTTAGTCATGTCTTCAATGACCATTCCACCATCTGCCTTTCTCGTTCTTTTCTTTTTCTTTCCACCAGGTGTAACTTTTCCAGAGCAAACTGCAGAAGCGTACATATTGGCATACGCACTTGGGTACACCTTAAATTTTCGCTTCGCTGCGGCCTTACCTCTTGGACAAAGTTTAGCCATTACTTCGCTCTACCACCGTTTTTCATATAACCCATTTTGTTTCTAACTTTTCTGGGTAATTTTTTTAAACCTTTTTGAGATGGCTTAACAGGCTTCAAAGCCTTTCCACCTTTTTTCATCATAGGTCTTTTCATCATCATTGTTCCAGGCATTATTTTTTCCCCTTTTTCATTGCTTTACCAAAACCTTTTTTAGCTACACCGCAGCCAACTCTTCCACCTTTTTTAAATCCCATGCTGTCTAACAGGCTGTATCTTTTTCCTGGAACAATCATACCAGGAATATCCCTTCCAGATTTTACACCCATTCCTCCAGTCATAATTGGATCATCATAACCTTTTCCAGAATATGCTCTGTCAGATGTCATAAGTGATTTTACTCTGTCACTAGGCATGACAGATACCGGTAGATCCATTTCTACGTTTGCTTGATTTCTTCTTCTGTTTCCTAACATTGCAGCACCCAAACCAGCAATAGCTAATGGTGCTACTTTTTTAAGAAATTTTTTTATTTTTTTCTTAGCCATTATTTTTTACCTCCTCCATTCCGGAATATTTGTGTTCCCTTTATACCATAAATACTCGCGACTACAAGGATCCATAAATTTGTGAACCATGACGGAAGCTGCGAGAACATCTCGAAAAAGAGTTTGACCTTATCCATAGCAGTTGGATCGTCTGATACGACTGCCCAGGCGAGCACCGCCACGGGCGTGCTGAGAATTATCAAAACCGCCTCGTCTTTCCAATCCGATTGACGAGCTTCTAATAATTTACCTTGGTAAGCTTCCTCACCACGAGCTTGTCGCTCTGCATGCAATAATTGTGCATCAGACATAGCCATTTTAGCTTTTTGCTTGTTGGCATATATTTTGCTTCCAGCAGAAATTGCTAGCTTAAGGGCACTAAACCACATGATTAATACCAGTCAGCTTTGCTTTTCTTCTCTGCAAGCATTCTTCTTTGGCCTTTTACTTGAACAGATTGAGTTTCTGTAGGTTTTGACACCTCAATCTCAACTCCGCCATTTAAAAAACCATCTTTGTTCAAAAACATGTCATGATTTACATGAGTCATGCCTTCGTGGCTTGATTTTTTATTTTTTTTCATATTTATTCTCCAGTTTTTCGAATGATTGCAACATTTCCAGGCATTTGATCCGAACTCGGAAGAGTTTTACCTAAAATTGTTTTCTCAATCGATGTATTAGCCCTTAACTTAGCCAATTCTTCGTTTTGATCAAGCTTTTCTTCTTGAATATCTTGATTCATCATAGCTCTTGACTTATCTAGATTCAATCTTTGCTCTGCTTGTTCACGTTTTTGCTCATTATCCATGGCTCTAAGGTCTAGTTCTCTTGCTTTTAGCTTCGCAATCGGATCATTTCCAAAGTCACCCATGATTTTGTTCTCTTCTTCTTTGAATTCCTGTGTCATATCAGCAATTAACTTCGCTTTTCTGGCTTCGATACCCATACTTAACTGCATAATCTGTTGTTGAATCTCTGGAGACTGTGCCATTTGAGGATTTACTTGTGCCATTTGTTGTAATTGCATCAATTGTTGTATCTCTTCTCTAAACTCTACTTCTAATTGCTCTTGTGCCATTAAAGAAATATGTTCAAAAATATTTTTTTGTAATGCACCCATGATCATTGGATTATTTTTTACCATATTAGTTGCCATAAAATTTAAATGCGAAGTAATGTGTGCTCTGTGATCTTGACCTTTGAACGCTTGGAAAGGTTTTCCAGTCATAGCTAAAATATTTTCAGTAGCTGGGTCCATTGGCATTGGTTGTTGAGGTGGTGGTAAGATTCTATTTACATCTTTAACACCGATTGCATTGTACATATCTCTGTATGCTTCGTATAAATTATGCATTTGTGGATTTGACATTGCAAGTTGTAGCTCTGTTTGAGCTAAAGTAATTCTTTGTGATTGTGAAAATATGTTTGGATCTGCAACAGGTAAAATATCAATCTTATCATCAAAGTCTGCAACTTTAATATTTCTTTGTCCACCTACAACATCGTAAGGATATTCTGGTGGTAAATAAGTTTTGAATACATCTGCTAATAAAACAAACTCCTGTTTCAATGCCACATACAATCTTTTATGTATGGCTGACATGACCCTGGAGCCACGCTCTAAGAGGGCAATGGTCGTTCCAACAGCTGCCTGTTGGTTGCCGTCACCGACCTGCATGTCAGCTATGGCGGCAAATCGTTGACCTGCTTGAACCACAATTCCCATTAACTGTAATAATGTTGCTGATGGTTCTTTGAAAGGTAAAGGCATAAATGCATCTCTAATGTTTCCTCCGGGTGCATCTACATCTCTAAACTCTCCAGGTTGTATCGATTGCGCTTCATCTCTGACACGAATACCTCTTTGTTTAAATCCAGCTGGCATATTTGAAAACGTACCAGCATCCAATAATTGTCTGAGTGCATTCGTTGCAGTTCTTGATAATCCACCGATCATGTGGATTAAGCCGAAACCATAAAAACCAAGTCCAGGTAAAAATTTAAAATGAGTAAAATATTCAATTTTATTTTTTAACGGATCTTCAGCTTTATAATTTCTTCTGATAGATAAAACTTCTCTTGACGATGTATCGATCGTTACAATGTAAGGAAGTTTTATTCCTGTCGGATTCTGTTCTTGATCTTTATCTTCAAAACCTTCAAGATCTATGTTTGTGTGAAACTCTAGAATTGTAAACATTTGTTCATCTCTAGTTTTTCTAACACCTTCTAGTTCTCTTTCTTTTTTCTCTACTTCTGTTTCTTGTGAGTAGCCTGGTGTAATTTCTACGTCTCTATAAAAACCTGATACTTGTTTTTTTCTTAAATCGTTTTCAGACATTTTTAAAACGTGAACGATTGACTCTGCATCTTCTAAAGAAGTTGCAGTGTATGGAACTATCAGATCATCTGCCGGAACAAATTTAGACACGGCTCTGCCTAAAAGTTCATCGTAATAAACTTTCTTAAATGCAGAGCCGCTAAGAGGGAGATAAAAAAGTAACTGATCGAACTCGGGTTCATACTCTTTCATCACATTCATGAGTTGATAGTTCATGAAATTTTTTACTCTTGTTGACTGTTCTTCTTTTTGTTTTGTAACCACACCCATGATTTGAGTATGTACTGGACCAGTCGCTGGAAGTAATTCTTTGTAAGCGTGTGCTTGAAACTGTGTTACCGCTTCAGCTAATACAGGGTGTGTTGCACCACTTGCATTTGTAAATGGTTGAGATCTTGTCTCGTATTTAAATCCTAATAAATCTAAACCTTTTGTGTAAGCATCTTCCCAATCTTTTCTAGATGCTTTGTATTGCATATAGTTTTCATAAAGATTAGATCCTAAAGAACCTAATACATCATCAGGTAATAAATCTGCTAAGTTATCAAAATGTGAATCGGTGCCTGGTTGGTTTACAGCTTCTGGGTCAAAATTAATTGTAGCACCACCATCTTCATCTGGTATTACTTCAATATCTTGAGCACCTTGTGCTTCTTCAATATTTTCTTGAGACGCTTCTACAATCTCTTCTTCACTAGGTAATTTTATTTCTTGCTCTACGTTTGGTAGAGATTTGTCTATTGTTGACATTATTTTTCTCCGAGTTCTTCACCACTATAATCTTTTTTCCAGGAACATTCAACCCCTGTGAATTTGGTCCTTTAAGTGGCGGTATTGTGGTTGTTAGTTTTTTAGTCATCTAATAATCCTAATCCTTGTATAGCTGAGGCAGCTGCAAAGCCACCTATACCTGCTCTGGATAACCCTCTAAGTGCTATTTTTGGTAGACCTAGTTTAGCAACTTTTCTAATTGTTGGACTTAATCCTCTAGTTAATTTGTCTGTTTGATCTGCAAATGCTGGATATAAATAGTTAAATGGGTTTGTTGCAATATCTTCAGGTGTATCTCCTTCAGCTATCTGTGATGCAATATCACCAACTGCAAACGGTGCTAGTAATGCAGGTGATGCTGCAACTCCTAGGCCTCTACCTAAAACTCTTAAACCTGTTTTAACAGGACCAACTGGTTTTCGTACAATACCTGGGGATCTAGATTTAAATTGTTTGGTTGATAAACTTGCTCTGATTGTTGATGGCGCAGCTAGTGCCGTTGAAGCAGCTAACGTTCCACCTAATGCAGGTAATTGATAATCTAGTATTGCAGGTCTTTCTACATCAATTGATATAGGTTGTGTTGCCATATCAACCAACATATTTTTTTGTTGATCTTCGTTTGATAAATAAGTTGTTGGATCATCGTTTCTAAATGCTTTGACTAATCCTATTGCAGCTCCAACACCAGCACCAATACCAAATGTTTTTGGACCAGGACCTTTTAAAAAATTTAAAAAACCTGTAGCCGCTTGTTTGAACTTACCTATCTTACTTGCATCGTTTGCAAGTTTCTGCGGGTTATTTTGTATTGCATCTTCAACAGCGTCCACACAACTTATAACAGATCCACCTTTATTTTTTTTCTGTACTATTCCACAGATAGGACCATTTGCTGCTGCATCAGCTCTTACATCGTCAAGGAATCTTATATTTAATCTAGATGCCATGTCGTCTGCAATATTTGGATTTACTTTAGCTGCATCTTTAAATAATTTTACAGCTTCTCTTTTTGCAACACCAAGTCCTTTACCGGGTGTTATAGTTTTTGAAGCAACACCTAGTCCTTCTTGAGCCGCACCTATTTTTTTTAATTCATAGTCTGCAAGTTGAGAAGATATTTCTCCTCTGTTTAATCTATTCATAATTGTTGCAGCTTGAGTATTTTTTATTTGAGTGAGTAATTGAAAAGGACCGGTAGGTTGTTTCATCATTAGTTCTTGATGCTGTAAAGTTAAAGAATTGTTTTTAAAAGTTTTTAAAGGCGCGTTTCTATCCGTGGTAAAAAAATTATATATCTCATTATAAGTTGGAACCCTTTCATATTTTGCAAAATAACTACCCAATAATTTATCAGGAGATTCGTATTTGAATCTTTTTGCAACTTTAAAGAAACCTTGCATGTCTTCATAATCAGGGTGTTGTGTAATTACTTTTCCAGCAATGGCTCCTTCTCTTCCTAAATCATAATCAACATGTGTAAATACTTGGTTTCGTCTAACATCATTTACACCAATAAATTTATTATTTTTATCAAACACAGTTGTGTAAGTTCTTTCTGCTGCGGGTATTCCTGCTTTTTCTTGTTTTTCTGCAGCAAGTTTCATGTAGTTAATTAATCTGTTTGCATCTTTTTCAGGGTAGTATCCTTGTCTAGGTTTATATTTTTGATCCTTTCTTTTTATTCCTCTTAATCGTGCTGAAAGTTTTGTTTTTTGACCTTTTGTTAAATTAATAAATTCTTCTTGTGTATACGGTAATCCTGTTCTTGGATTAATTGGTTTTTTCTTTTCTAATAAATCAATTGTTTTATTTTTAATTTTAGATAGACCTTTCTTTTGATAAACTAAACCTTTGTCATATCGATACGCTGCTTTAATTCTTCTTCTAGCTAAATCATCTGTTTCTTCCCATTTATTATAACCTTCAGCTTTTATGTATTTTGAATATTTTTTATTTATTTCTTTTGAAGAAAGCCCTCTACCTGTTTCTAATTTTCTTTCTGCAATAGCTTCTAATGCTTCTTCTTTAGAATCAAAAATACCATCAATACCGTTTGGAGATGTTTCAACTCTAGAAAATAAATCATCTCCTGTTGATATGTAATTTCTTGGAAATAAATCTTTTACAGTATACTTACCTGCATATTTACCTTGTGTGCTAAGTCTAGGTGCTTGAGCCATTACACCTCCAGGATGCCGGCAAGACCACCACTTTTAAATCCAGTACCTACATCAATACCTAGTTTCAATTGCATTTCTTTAATTGTATCTGGAAACTCTTCTGGGTTTTTTAATGCCTTGTTTAAAGTTTGAAAGTACAAAGTTTTTTCTTTTCCTTGTAAAGATTTGTCGACAGCTAATTCTTTAAACATTCTTGTAATATCTTTTGCTTCAAAACCATATTTACGCAGAGCTTGATAACCCATTCTTGCAGCACCACCAGCAAACATAGGTACACGTCCACCGTCTGCAAATTCAAAATCATCTACAGTGTCAGGATCAAATGATCTACTAGTTATTGTGTTTCCTTTTGCATCTCTAACTCCAACTAATCTTTCTGCAAACTTTTGTATGTCATCTGCATTATCTAATTGTGCAACTGCAGATGCAACCTTTGGTCCAAAATATTTTTGTACCAATAACATAGGGTCACCCATTCCTCCGCCACCACCTTCAGTCATAAATTTAAAATCATCTACTTCCATAATAGATGATAACGTTGGTCCTGATGGATTTGTTGGATCTTCTAAATCTTTTACTCTGTTTAAAAACTCTCTAGCATTTCCTCTTGCAGCTGGCTGAGCAGCTTTTGAAACACCTATGTTCATATAGATTGTGTCTACTACATCGTTTATAATTAGATTATTATTTTTTACATTCTTCAATAATTCTAAACCAGCACCCGTTGGTAAAATAGTTTCATTGACATCAGTTATTCCTTCTGCTTTTGCTAAATTCTTCATTGTCTCCTCTGCGGATGCAAACGGTGCTGAAATATCTTCTGGTCCTCCACGTGAGCCTGGTGGTGGTAAATCAGGATCACCACGAACTAAGTCACCTCGTCCTTGTCTCAATGACATCAATCCTGCTTTATCTAATTCAGGTGTTCCTGTAGCAAAGTCGGTAACGTTCTTTGGCGCTGCAGGAGGTATGTAAAAATTTTTCATTGCTGTCATATTATCTAACAGCTTGTTTGCTTGAACATCATTTAGTTTATTTGATAATGCATATCCAACAGAACTTGTTAGCTCTTCTACTGCTTTTGATTGTGGTAATACACCCAACGCGTCGACGTTAATATCCATGTCTAACATCAACTCCGGTGATTTACCTTTACCTAAAAAATTTATATTAGTTCTAGTTCCAAGAACGTCATTTAGGTTTCCTCCTAATTCTTGAAATGTCTTTATAATTAAATCTAACGTTTGTTTCCTAGCCATAGTATTCTAACCTACTTCTATCTGGCAATGGTTCGTCCTCGTACGAGTCTTTATTACGAACTAAGCCACCTTGTTTAATACGCATAATTGCCTGTGTTGTGGAGTCGACATAGTCATCGTGATCTCCAAACGGAAATGATGCGCACTCTTCCACAACCTCTTGAGC